GAGGGCAAGCTTGCAGAGGGTCGCTGCACGCTTGACGAACTGATTGCAGAACTGCATCAGCGCTTTCCGTCGCACCAGGCGGCCGGAGATCTGCCAAGTCGCGCGGCTGTGCACCGCTATGGCCAGAAGCTTGAACGCCGCCTGAGTGCGATCCGCGCCAGCACAGAGGCTGCCAAGATCATCCAGTCGCAGGCTGGCGACAACACAGATGCCCGCAGCGAGGCGCTCACGGCCCTGATTCAGACAGAGTTGTTCGATGCGATTTTGAATTTGCAGGAAGCCGATGACCCTGACGCGGACCCGTCGGATCGTGTCGGCATGCTGAGTATGGCCGCCAAGAACATCGCCACCTTGACGCGCTCAAGCGTGAACCTCAAACAGTTCCAGAGCAAGGTCGAAGCCGAAACCCGAGCCCAGGTGCTGGCCGAGCAGCGCGCCAAGCTCGACGCAATGGGCAACAAGGGTGGAGTGACCGAAGACACCAAGAAGGCCATCCGCGAGGCGCTGGGGATCACTTGAGTTAAACCTAGTTTTTATCGGGAAAAAAGCATGCTAAAGACCTTTGAGCGACTTGAAGACATGAGCCCTGATGGGGCGTTACGGCTGCATCTTGCGGATGATGGGGATGTGGTCGTGGCGGTGTCGTGTGGCAACGATCGTGCGCGAGTGGAATTTTGTACGCGCGCCGCTGGTGGTCAGTCGCCGCGCACTCACGCTGCGCTCACGCACTTGGCGGCTGCAATGCGAGCAGATAACGAGGACCGCGCCGCTAATGCTCGCAAAGGTCTTCGTGGCGTCGGTGTCGATGCGGTTTAACACCAAATGAAATTCAAAGGCCAGGCCAAGGTCATACCCGCCGACCGGGACGCCATTTTCTTGCCGTTTCAAAGCAAGTGGATCAAGGACGAATCGCGCATCAAGCTGATGGAGAAGTCGCGCCAGATCGGCATCAGTTGGTCTACCGCCTATGGCGCTGATGAACGCGCCGCAGCCCAAGGCGCCCGATTTGACGAATGGGTGAGCAGCCGCGACGACATCCAGGCACGGCTGTTCATTGAGGATTGCAAACTGTGGGCCGGCATTATGAATCTGGCCGCCAAAGACTTGGGCGAGGTGGTCATTGATGCGAAAGACAAGCTGACGGCATACGTGCTGCAGTTCGCCAGTGGCAGACGCATTCACAGCATGAGCAGCAACCCAGACGCGCAGGCCGGCAAGCGTGGCAGCCGTGTGCTCGACGAGTTCGCCTTGCACGCTGACCAGCGCAAGCTGTGGGCTATTGCCTACCCTGGCATCACTTGGGGCGGCAGCATGGAGGTCATCAGCACGCACCGTGGGTCGTACAGCTTCTTCAATGGACTGATTCGCGAGGCGCGCGAAAAGGGCAACCCCAAACGGATCAGTCTGCACCGTGTGACGCTGCAGGACGCCCTGGATCAAGGTTTCTTGTTCAAGTTACAGCAGGCCCTGCCGGCCGACGCCGAGCAGCAGGATATGGACGAGGCCGCCTACTTCGACTTCATCAAAAGCGGCGCTGCTGACGCGGAATCGTTTGACCAGGAGTACCAGTGCATCCCCGCAGACGATGATGCCAAGTTCCTGGAATATGGGCTGATCACCGCTTGCGAATACGCCGGTGGCACCGATTGGCAGCGCAGCCTGGAAGGCTCTTTCCAGGGGCGCCTGTTCGCGGGCGTTGACATCGGCCGCAAGAAGGACCTGACGGTGCTGTGGGTGGTCGAGCAGCTCGGCGACGTGCTCTACACCCGCCACGTCGAGGTGATGGAGAAGATGCGCAAGAGCGATCAGGAAAAAATTCTCTGGCCCTGGATTGCTATCTGTGATCGCACTTGCATGGATGCAACCGGGCTCGGCATTGGCTGGTCTGACGACGCCCAGGACAAGTACGGCGAGCACCGCGTGGAAGCCGTGACATTCACCGGCCAGGTCAAGGAAGCGATGGCCTACCCGCTCAAGGGTGCCATGGAAGACCGCAAGGTACGTATTCCCGAGGACCCCAAGATCCGCTCCGATCTGCGCAAGGTGCAGAAGGTCACCACCGCAGCCGGCAATATCCGCTTCGTTGCCGAGAGCACGCCAGACGGCCACTCGGACCGGTTTTGGGCATTGGCACTGGCCCTTCATGCATCGGAAAGCCCCTCCGGCCCGGTTATCGCCACCAGTCGCCCGTACCCGCAAAGCAATCGGATCGGCGACATCAATTTGAACGGCTACTGACATGGCAACCCAATCCCTCCTGATCGACCAACTGGCCACGCGTGCGCGAAGCATTGACTTCACGGCACTCGGCCTGCTGCTGCCCAACCCCGACCCGATTCTCAAGGCGCAAGGTAAGGACATCACGACTTACCGCGACATGCGCACCGACGCGCTCATCGGCGGCTCCATTCGCCGTCGCAAGAGCGCCGTCAAGGCATTGGATTGGGGCCTTGATCGCGGCCAGGCGGCCAGCCGCGTGGCCAAGTCAGTGCAATCCATCCTGGATGATCTGGACCTGGAGCGCGTCATTGGCCAGATGCTTGATGCCACCCTGTATGGCTACCAGCCGATGGAGATCACGTGGGCGCGCGTTGGCAGCATGCTGGTACCTGCTGACGTGCAGGCCAAGCCGCCCGAGTGGTTCTGCTTTGATGCCGAGAGCAATCTGCGCTTCAAGACCAAGCTCAACCCGATGTTTGGAGACCTTTTGCCCGAACGTAAATTCCTGCTGCCACGCCAGGACCCGACGTATCAGAACCCGTATGGATTTGCAGACCTGAGCATGTGCTTTTGGCCGCTGATTTTCAAGAAAGGCGGGCTCAAGTTCTGGCTCGCGTTCTCTGAGAAATTTGGCAGTGCCTTCAGTGTTGGCAAACTGCCGCGCAGCGCTACCAACGCCGAGCGTGCCGAGCTGCTCGACAGCCTGGAGGCGTTGATACAGGACGGCGTAGCCACTATTCCGGACGACGGCAGCATAGAGCTGGTCGAGATGGCCGGCAAATCCGCTAGCGCCGATCTCTATGAGCGCCTGGTGCTGCACTGCCGTGGCGAGATATCCATTGCGCTGCTCGGACAGAACCAGACGACTGAGGCCAGTGCCAACAGGGCCAGTTCGGTCAGCGGCCTGGAAGTGACCAAGGACCTGCGTGACGGCGACGCAGAGATTGTCGGTGCCGCTTTCAATCAGCTCATCAAGTGGGTCTGTGAACTCAATTTCAGTGGTGGTCAAGCTCCTGTCTTCAGTCTGTGGGACCAGAAGGACCAGGATACCCTTCAGGCCTCGCGCGATAAAAGCAACTACGGGGCAGGCGCGCGCTACACCAACGCCTATTGGCAACGCGCCTACGGTTACCAGGAAGGGGATCTGCAGGCGACAGTTGCTGCGTCCAATGTTCCGGGAACATTGCAGCAAACCGTCACCGGCGCCGCCTTTGCCGAGGCCGCTGCAGCAGATCCAACACAGGCTGACACCAACACATTGATGAGCGCCAGCGCACCGATGTGGTCCGCGATGGTCGAGCAGCTGCAGAAACTGGTCGACAGCGCGGACAGCCTCACCCAATTGCAGCAAACCCTGACGCAAGCCTATGGTGACCTGGACTCATCCGAGTTGGTCAAGCTGATGGCGGCCGCCATGGCTCTGGCCGAGCTCAAGGGTATGGCCAGCGCTGACAGCGATCTGCAATCCAAATAGATTTAACCGGAGCAATAAAATGAGCATACCCCTAACGCTATCTCACCTTCTCGCTCGCGACAGCAGCGGCGCGTTGTTTGACCTTGATAGCTGCATCCATGCCTACGGTTACAGCGCAGGCATGCTTATTACCGACACCGCGACCGACGGCACCAACACCTGGATCAAAACCTATAGCTATACGGAAGGTGTTTTGACCGGCGAGACGAAATGGGTGCGGCAATGAGCGGGCTAAGCATGGCGCAACTGCTGGCGCATGGCTTTGTGCGGCATTTGCATGGGCTGTTTTCCAAAGCCTCACCCACCGCAGTCGTCTTTACAAAAACCGGCGCCGGCACCGCAAGCCTGCTGGCCGGCACTTACATTGACGTAGCCGGCGTATTGCTGTCATTTCCAACGGATACGGCAATCGTGATGCCAACGCTCACACCTGGTACTGATTACGCCATCTACGCCTGCACCGATGGCACCGTGCGTGCTGACGCCAGCACCAGTGCACCCACGGGCTACACGACGGCCAACAGCAGAATGATCGGCGGCTTTCATTACAGCCTGGTCGCTGCAGGCACCACAGTAGCCGGCGGCTCCTTTGCCACCACCGGCAGCGGCATGATTTGGACCCAGACCGATGTGGACAACATCGCCGGCATCAACAAGTATTCATTCTGGGATTTGAAGTTTCGCCCAAGCTGCGACCCGCGAGGCATGAGCCTGCAGCCCAGTGGCTTCTGGGCTGATTTGTACTTTTGCAGCACAGACGTCGACGCCAACGGCACCAGCAAGGCCGGCACCAATGTAGCCAGCGGCACCGTCCTGCCCAAAATCCCTCTGGTCTTTGGCGGCAATGGCAGCACCACCTACAGCAACATGACCTGGTGGGTCGCCAATGAACTGGCCGCCAGTGCAGGCAAGGGCCTGATGACCGAGGCCGAGTTTGTGCAGGCAGCTTACGGCGTAACAGAAAACCAGTCCCTGGGTGGAGCAGCCAGCACCATCCCCAGCACCGTGCGCCAACCAGGCTACACATCCCGCCGTGGCCTTGAACAAGCATCCGGCCACCACTGGACCTGGGGCATGGACAGCAATTTCAATTCGACCGGCACTGGCGGCTTCGCCTGGCAAAACGTCAACGGCGGCCGTGGCCAGATGTACCTGAACAATACCCTGGCGCTGTCCCGGGTCCTGCTGGGTGGCACCCGCGGCGACGGCTCGACCTCCGGTTCCCGCGCGTCCTACTGGGGCCTCTATCCGTGGTTCTCGTCCTGGACCCTCGGCTTGCGCGCCCGTGGTGACCACCTGGTACTTGCATGAGCGGCGCAAGCCGCTCATTTTGAAATTTTATGGATAGGCAAGAGACAAGTTTCTTGCAGCCTGGCGTGGCCACGCCCAGTGGGCCGATTGCCGCAACCTCTTAACCCACCTTGGAGTCACACAATGACGCATTACTTCAGCCCCTACACGGGCGAGTTGATTCAAACAGACGCACCATCCGACTGGATGGGCCGCACAGAACAGGCGCCGCCTGAATTCGATTCCGAAACGCAGGGCGCGTTCTTTGTCAATGGCGCCTGGCAAGTAATCGCGGCCGCAGCGCCACAAGCACCAGTCCCAACCAGCATCACCATGCGCCAGGCGCGTCTTGCGCTGCTGCGGGCCGGGCTACTCGACAGGGTCAACGCCGGCGTCAGCTCCCTGGGGCAGGCAGCGCAGATCGAGTGGGAGTTTGCCACCGCAGTAGAGCGCAGCGCCCCCTTGGTGGTCTCTCTGGCAAGTGTGCTTGGGCTTGATGATGCGGCGCTTGACGCTCTGTTTGGTACGGGTGCGGGGTTGTAGTTGGGAAACGCAAATTTCGGCTTTGGCACGCCGTTCCAGGAGCAGATTGACTACCTGGTTCAAAAGCTCAACTTGCCCACTGAAAAATCAGATGACATCAAAGGCCGCGCGCACGATAAAGCTTTCATCGTCGCTGGCGCCGCGAAGGCCGATCTGATCGAAGATCTTCACCAAGCCATGAACAAGGCTGCCGCAGATGGACGCGGCCTCAATGGTTTCCAAAACAACTTCAAGGAAATCGTCTCCAAGAACGGCTGGACCGGATGGACTGGTGAGGGTAGCGCCGCTGGCGAAGCCTGGCGCGCACGAATCATCTATCAGACCAACATGCTGACCAGCTATTGGGCTGGGCGTTACCAGCAGATGACAAATCCGGGGGTGCTCAAGCTGCATCCGTACTGGCGCTACATTCATAGCGAAAACGTGATGCACCCACGGGAGGAGCATGTCGCCTGGCATGGTCTGACCCTGCTGGCCAGCCACCCCTTCTGGAAAACCCATTTCGCACCGAATGGGTATGGCTGCATGTGTCGCATCACATCGGTGACGCGCAAAGAAGGTGAATCCAGTGCCAGGGCCGGCCTGGGTGAGCCACCACCAGGCTGGGATCAGATCGATCCCAAGACCGGCGAGCAAATCGGTATCGGCAAGGGCTTTGGTTACGCACCTGGGGTAAGCGTGAACAAGCCCATGCAGGAATTCATCGACGCAAAACTCATCAATCTTGATGCGCCAATTGGCGCGGCGATGTGGGAAGCTTTGAAGCCGGTGCTGGCTATGGAGCGTCAGTTAGCCTGGTGGGAAACGCTGGACGGCTGGCTGGCTGACACCTATCCGCGCGGCAAGGTGGCTGTTGTTGGGACAATGGACGAGGGTGTAATTGACTGGCTAGCAACAAATGGCAAGCCAGCCCCGCTATCAGCTGAAATTGGCATTCGAGACAACCTTCCAAGAGGTACGAAACAGGCTCGCCACATAGCTGACCAGAATGCCTTGACGCTGGAAGAATGGCGATCTTTACCCTCCTTGTTTGAGGAACCGCCAGCTATCTACTTTGATACCGGTTCAGGAAAGCTCATGTATGTGGCCGATGGTCTTGGCCCCATGAAGCTAGCACTGGAGTTTGACCCGGTTAAGCTCAAAAAAACGGATGTGAACGTGATCGAAAGCGCGTTCCATGTCAGCGATGAAACCATTGCTGGAGACGTAAAAGGCGGAGTCTGGAAGGTTATAAGGATATCCGGCGCGTCGGGTGGGAGTCGAACCCACATAAGCGGTAAATGACCGTACTGTTCCCAATTGCAGCAACCAACTCGCCGGATGACTGAATTATGACCACTTTCACCATAGAAGTAAAAGACGAAGCCGTCTTGGCCGCGCTCAAAGCCCTGTCCGCGCGTGTAAACAACATGATCGATGTGCTGGACACTATTGGCACCGGCATCATTGCCAACACCCAGCGGCGCTTTGAAACCAGCACCGGCCCCGATGGCGTGAAGTGGAAAGAAAACAGTGCCACCACGTTGGCCATGCTGAGCGAGCGCATTGGCCGCTCCAAAAGCAACCGAAAGAAAGACGGAAGCCTCAATGCCAGGGGCAGTCGCACACTGGCCGGAAAGAAACCATTGGTCGGCAAGACTGGCCTATTGGGCATCACCTTCCACTCGCTGGTGGTCGGCAACACCTTGACGGTAAATTCTCCGTTTGCCTACGCCGCCATTCAACAATTCGGCGGCACTACTGGCGCCGGGAGCTGGATCCCCGGCAAGACCATACCTGCTCGCCCCTTCCTACCCATCCACCAGGACGGCACCCTGTACCCAGATGATCGGGCCGAAATCCTGAAAGCCATCAATGACTACCTGGCGCAAGGCCTTTCGTAGGAATTCACGTGACATCTCCAAACCCCTCGATAAAATCAAACCCTCACGCCGTCCTGGTTCACCGACCAGGCGGCGTTCCCGTTTCTGGGGGTGTTTCGTGTGGGGAAATAGTCTTTTCTGTGGTGTAAACTGTTGGTCAGGTGCTCAAAACACCTTCATTGGCGGACGCCACGCCCGACAGACATGTGGTTTTTTTTCGTCCATAGGTTTTGCTATGGCCGGGAGTGTGGCTAATAAAAGACCCCGCAAGGGGGAATATGCCCGCCGCCCAATGACGGTTTTGAGCTCCTGGCCGCCTGCAGCCTCTGCAGGTTTCCTCTCAAAAAGGATCATTGACATGCCTTCAGCCATCTCCCACCTGGAAAACATCGACCCGCGCTTTCTGGATCCCGACGTCTCATTGGTCGTGATGCACCAGGACGTTGAAAACTCCCTGAACGAGGCGTATCTCGCGCTCGACGGAATCGTCGCCCTGATGGACAGCGCCGCCAATATGAATGCAGCGGCGGCATCAGTGTCAAAGTTCCTGGAAGTCCCGCCCGACAGCTTTGCCGCCTTAATGCGCCTGGTGTGTGATCGCATCAAGCCCGCCATCAACAACCCAACGCTCGGCGCAGTTCAAAGCCTGCGCCCCGATTTGTTTGAAACCGCCACACAAGGAGTCTGA